TGACTCACAGGTTATAGCGGTTGAAGCTACTAAAAATTACGGAAATCAACACAAAGTAACGATTGAGGTATTTCCTTATTCAGAATTTGATTGCTTATAGGGGGCAAATTAGAACATTTGTTTGATTATAACGATTTGGTAACAATTTAAGAAACTTGCCAAATAATCTTCATAATTCATTGACTTGGGAGTATTGTTCTTCTTGTCAGGGCGAACGACCCCGATAAAACTGGAGGCAACAAATGGCTACAACACTTACCATCAATCCTAACAAGCTCGTTAAGCGTAATTCTGCTACTTATGAAAGCGTAAGCGGCGAGTTCAAGATTGAATATCGCATCTATCGACCAGAAGCCGTACTTAAAAGCGGTTGGTACTTGGTGCGCGATTGGAACACAATCATTTCTAACAAATTTGATTCTATTGAAAATGCAATGGAATTTTATTATGCAAAGGTAGGTGCATAAATGCTTGCGTTCTTTTTTATTGTAATTCCCATAGTGAGTCTAGGATTCTTACAACTTGTATTGATGCTTGAAGAAAGGATTACTGATGAAAGTTATTTGTAAAGAAAATCATTGGAAAATCAATGGCACAAAACTTGTGCTTGATACTCCAAAAGGTCAAGAAGCGGTTGAGCAGATGGTCAAGGCTATTCAAGCCCGAGTTCGCCTTGAGATTTACGAAGAGATTTGCGCCCTTGATCTGACAACGCGCCGTAAGCAGATTGTGAAGAACGGGCTAGAAAACTCACTCTTACAGGTGCAGGATCTCTGCGCGCAGATTGCGCTAGGTCAGCGATGAATAAAAAAAATATTAAGCGCGCCAAAGAAGCGTTGGAAAGAAATAAAAGGCTGATTGAAAATAGTCGCTTAGGAATTCCTAGCGAAAAATCCAACACTTACAAGGTTGGCAAGTCTCCATCTAGTTACAAGGAGACAAAATGAGAGCCACATCTATTGAAGCCCAGAGAAAAGCAGCGCCACGCATGAGTTCTCACAAAGCCCGCGTGTATCAATTTCTTGTTGATCGCATGGATCAGGGAGCAACAGATCAAGAGATGCAGTTTGCTCTCAAGATGAGTGGGGATACTTTGCGCCCAACTCGCGGCAAGTTACTCAAGGAAAACTTTATTTACGATTCCGGCAAAACCCGTAAGAATGAAAACGGAAACGATTGCATTGTTTGGGTTGCTTCAACTATCTCACAGACAGGACTCTTCTAATGCCTAACTACGAATACAGATGTTCTGCCGATTACTCAATGGTGGAGATTTACCAATCGTTTGAAGATAGCTCTATTCCTAACTGCCCTATCTGCGGTCAGCAGATGAGCAAGCAGTTCCAAGCAACACCCGCCGTATTTCGAGGCACAGGTTGGGGAGGTCAATAATGCGCGATCCAATGTGGATGAGTGGCGATAACCTCGCGCTCGGTATTGACGAAGAAGAAGATGAAGGCATTGATATCCCTGATCCTGAGGAGGATGACGAATGATTATTGGACTTAGTGGGTACGCCCAAAGCGGTAAAGATACAGTTGCCAATATTCTTGTTCAGCATTATGGCTACAAGCGCGTAGCTTTCGCCGACAAGATCAGAGAGTGCTTGTTTGCACTTGATCCGATTATTTCGGTGCGAGCTGAGTTCCCACTTCATCTTTCAGAATACTTTGATGACTTTGGTTGGGAAGCGGCTAAGAAAGTTCCCGAAGTTCGCCGATTGCTTCAAGTGCTAGGTACTGAAGTAGGTCGCAATATCATTGATCCGCAGTTATGGATTGAAATGGCGCTTGGTAATATTGAGGCTGGCGATAAAATCGTGGTAACAGATGTTCGATTCCCTGATGAAGCCCAAGAGATCAAGTGGATGTTTGGCGAGATTTGGAGAATTGAGCGCCCAGGAACAGAACCGGCGAATCAACACACTTCTGAAACCGCTATGGATGATTGGGTATTTGATCGCACCATAAACAATTCAGGCGATCTTCAAATGCTTGAAGAGCTAATAGATGATCTCATCGTATGAACACCGAATGGAACATAGGCAGGTGTAAATCCTGCGGAGAATGGGTCGTATTTGACCGCTCTTGCTCGGCTTGCTCTACAATAACCGCACAACCAAAGAAAGGGGATGCAGAAATGCAAACTACAATCAATGGAGGCAACGCCATCGAAGTCTTAGACAGGGGAGAGATTGGCGCGCGCTGAGAGTAAAGGCACGACTCCTTCTAGTAGCCGCAATAGCGGTAGGACTCGCGCTTGCTAATCCGTCATACGCACTAGCACCAAAGCAAATGTTCGTTCAACGAACACCAATGGCGGCAAAGCATTATGCAAAACTACAATTAAATAATTATGGGTGGGCTTCTCAATGGGGTTGCTTGCAGACTCTTTGGCAAAATGAGTCTAACTGGCGGCCTGATGCCAAGAACCACACACCTGTTAAAATGCTTATCAATGGCAAGTGGATCAAGTTCTATGCTGGCGGTATTCCGCAGAGGCTAGGACTTAACCCAAAGGCAACTGTTGAAAAGCAAATCCTAGTAGGGTTGAACTATGTGAGAGATCGCTACGGCTCACCCTGCAAGGCTCTTCAGTTTTGGCATAGCCACTACTGGTACTGATGTTCCTAGTGCCGTTCCACTAGGGCAAAGGGCGGTTGAGCAGAGATCCCTCCAGTTCTCAGCTCCCGCCCTTATTTAATTACAATGGTGTAAGGTATGCCCATGACCACGATAGTTGCGATCCAATACGAAGATCAGGTGGTTATAGGTGCAGATAGTCAAGTTACGGCAACTCGTAAATTTTCACATCCTCGCATGGTCAAAGTCAGCGAGCGCGGTCAATATCTAATTGCCGGTGCTGGATTGAGTTCGGCTTGCGATATCGCGCAACATATTTGGATACCGCCTAAGCCAACTGTTGAAGATCGAAAAGACCTTTATCACTTTATGATCGCCAAGGTAGTTCCATCTCTCAAGCAATGTTTCAAAGATAATGATTTTAGATTAGAAGGTGACAAAGATGAAGAAACACGATTTGCCTTCCTCATCGCCATTGGTGGTGAAGTGTTTGATTTGGCTGACGATTTTGCCATTAGCCTTGACGATAGCGGTCATTACAGTATTGGATCGGGTTCTAGCCTCGCTCTTGGCGCGTTGGCACATGGCGCAACTCTTGAAGAGGCGCTCGAAGTAGCCGCTAAGAAAGACCCCTATACCTCAGCACCGTTTTACTTTTACGAGCAGGTCAAGCGTGGATAAGAAGATTGCTGAGACCGTGTTAGCTCGAGCCAAAGGTTACTGCGAGGCGTGTGGGCTACCCGGCGATGACTTTGCTTTACATCATAGAAAACTCAAGTCGCGTGGGGGCAAGGATGAAGTTGCCAACCTGATCGCGGTTCACCACAAGTGCCACAATCTTGGCACAGATTCTATTCACCTAAATCCTGAATTGGCTACGGTGAAAGGCTGGATGGTTCCCTCATGGGCCGATCCCGCCGAATACCCCTTACACCTGCATGGTGTAGAGGTAGTAGTGTTAGACCAAGAGGGAGGGTATAAAAGAATTGAGTAATAAATGCGGAACAATCAACGGTTACAATATTCATAAACGCGCTTCCGAAAACCCTTGCGAACCATGCAAAACTGCTGCTTCTCAATATGCAAAGAGTCGTTATGAAGCCAATAAGGAACGCCTTAAAAAAATCAGGGCTGAGTATTATGCGAATAACAAAGAAACAATGCTTGCTCAATCTAAAGTTTGGTATGAAAACAATAAAGAAAAAGTTAAACTAGCCGCTCAAAAACATTATCAAACAGAGTCGTATAGGCAGAAAGCCGCGCTTAAAGCAAATATTCGCAGAACTCGCAAGAAAAATGGCATTTATGAAAAATATACTTTAGAGCAGGTAATTGATACTTACGGTTCTCTTTGCTATATATGCGGTACAAACATTGATTTAAGTATTCCTAGATGGGTTGGTAAAAAAGGCTGGCAATTTGGATTGCATATTGACCATGTAATTCCGATATCCAAAGGAGGGGCAGATATTCTTGAGAATGTGCGCCCTTCTCATGGAATATGTAATGTAAGAAAAGGCTCAAAACTAACGAAAGAAGGCAAATAAATGGCAACAATCACAGTTAGCGGAAATGTAGGAACTGATCCCGAGATCAAGTTCTATGACGGAAAGAACGGCTCATTTGGTGTTGCCCGATTCTCTCTTGCCTATACACCGCGAGAGAAAGATAAGGCAGGTAATTGGACAGATGGAATCACTACTTGGTTCTCTGTATCGGTTGTTGGCAAGCAAGCAGAACTCGTTGCCGATTCAATCGCAAAAGGTCAGCGCGTTCAGGTTACTGGCGCATTTAAGCAATCCAACTACGCCGCCAAAGACGGAACGCAAAAGCAAGGATTAGAGATTAAAGCCGATAGCGTTACGCTTGAACTCGTTGGCGCTAAGAAATCAAAGCCTGTTGTTAATGACGAACCTGAGTGGGCTAACACATGGAACTAATTGATTCTAAAGCCGTATGCGAAATTCTTGGCATTACCAAGAACAATCTTCATCAACTCCAACACCGCAAGCAGTTGGTGTGGGTTGAGAAGAAAGGCAAGCAGGTTTATTACAACCCTGCTGAAGTAGAAGCATTAAAGGCTAAACGCTCCTAAATGAAATGTTTTAATTGCAGAAAACAAGCCGAACGCGCAATTTGCGAATCGTGCTGGAATTTTGCAGTTGAACAACTCAAAAAATTTCCTGCGCGCTATCACGAACTTGAAGATGAACTGTGGCCCAGTAGCGGAGCAACCGGCGAGAGAGTGTCGGGCTCTAAGACTCCACCACTCCCTGTTAGATTAGAAACATTGCACTTGCGTACCGGAGGGATTAGTCAGCCGTTAATGAAACACGAATCTGCTATGAGAACGCTTCGCCAGGAAACTCGCATTACCTTCCGAGGTGGCGAGGATAAACGCATTACCCTAACCTGCGAGTATCACATCAAGCACTCTAGTTGGGCTTATGACGAATACGGCGATATTGCTAAGTTGGCAACGGAGATCATCAGTATCAGCAATCAGATCAACTTTACCCTTGGGCATAAGTCCGAGGATATTGTGATCGGCTCTTGCCCTACGATTGACGAGAGCGGCAAACCCTGCAACGCTAAACTTAAAGTTAATCCTCAAATGAAAACACTTGAGGTTACTTGTAGAGTCTGCAATACCGTATGGGATTCAACTCGCTGGAGATTGCTAGGGAAGATGATTGATGCCTAGGATCAACGCCATACAAGCCTCGATTCTTTACAAGGTCACAACCCGCACCGTATATCGCTGGATCGAGCAAGAGCAGATCAAGTCCTATGATGGTTGGTATGAGCTTGATGACTTACAAGATGCTTACGAGAAGTTGCCTCACCGCCAACGGATTTGATTTTTAATCTTATGTCACTTATAGTTCCTATAATTGGTTGGCGTGTATCTGGAATAGGATCATGGTAACTGAAGAAGCCACTCTTGAAGAGATAGATGAAGCGCTCTCCCATTTGCGCGAACGCTTACAAGATCGCTATGGAAATCGCCTGACTTACCAACAAAAACAATTTTACCTTGCAAGCGTTGATGATCTCTTAGATGCTCGCTTGGCGCTTATACAGAATAGCCTGTAAGATTTCATTATGGCTTACACCGAACAATTCCGCGCCGAGGCTTTAGTAACCCTTGAGGCTAACGGCGGGAACATCTTACAAACCTCTGAGCAATTAGGTATAGCCCAAGCCACCCTCAGCAAGTGGGTCGCAGAAAATCGTGACATAAAAGAATCTTCAAGTGATCTTGCCATAGCAGCAGCAGAACTTGTACCTGAAACCCGCGAATCATTTATCTCAGAACTAAAGACATTACGCAACAAAGTCTTGCGCCACCTAGACGGAATC